CCACAGTGGTGCTCTTACCAGTCTGTCTAGGAAGTTTTGCAATGTTGAATCTGTTTTCATGGAAATCCATTAAGATTGACTTTTGAAAATCATACATGGAAAAAGGTACTAGACCTTCATCCAAGTTAATGATCTGCATATAATTACATGCAAAGTAAAGTGGATCACTTTTACACTTGATCCATTCATTAACTTGCTTCTTTGTAAATTGTATCTCAGTACCAGCCTTTTTTAGATTGGGATTACCTAGATAAACTTCAGTCTTAGTAGCCATTATCCATTCATTAATGTGCCATGATGTCTACGTATCTCACGTAGAGTTTCAAAATCTTTTTGTTTTGTACCTCCATCATATGTCCATGCATATCCTTCAGTAATCATTTGTTCGTTGAGGGACACGTCGTTGTCCCCAATGTAACACCAGCCCAGAAGGCGGCCGTACTTACCGACACCACCAACAAGCTCAGTACGAATAACCAATTCGTCATCACCCTTAATAGCGTCAGCGAGTTTTTCCTTGAGCCAATTCGTTGCGTCAATCCCAAGTGCCTTCTCCTCTAAATTCCTCGTCCTCTTCTCTGGGGTGTCCACACCTGCAATTCTGACTCTCTCCTTCTTCGTCAGACTGAATCCCAGGTCCAGGGTCACGTCTATCGTATCTCCATCTATCACCCTGTTGATCTTCGTCACCCTGAAGTTGTAACAACTCTTCCTGTTCGGTGGTATCATCACACCCATAACTTTCCTCCTCATGCATTATCAATGCACTATTTAGGGTCTCATCAATGGGGGTACGATTTTTCTCGGATTCATAATCCCTTATCTTCTGTATCCATTCACCAGCAGTAGGAACAGCTTCTGCCTTTGGAGCAAAATAACCTGCACCAATAATGGTACAGGCTATAACTCCTAAAAGACTAACAGATGCAACTACCTTCTCGTTCGCACGAACTCTAAGGGTGAGCTCCTTCGTATGAGACATCATGTGATCCACCTTCGCTTCCAAGACTGCTATCTTGGTCTCCATGCTTTGCTCCGTCATTTGGATACCAATCATCATACTTAAATATGTATACCAGTGCTACCGCAACTAGTACTATAAGTATAGCACACATTATGTTAACTGACCAGACTATATTATGCATAACGAGCAAGGTTAGCTAGGGAAGAGAATATTACGAGCCACCAAAAGGCTCTCATTGCCCAATAGTCCATTAGTTTTTTAAAGCATAGTCAATAAAATGAGGATGCTCCCGTAGATATGGGACATCCTCCTTACTATGCTCTATTGCTTCATATGCATCTGTTGCATACTCACAAATTTCTAATTTATGATGTTCCGTGTCGTGGTAACCTACGGTATATTTGACCTGGGGCATGATAGTTTCAATCCCAAATGATGCTTTATTTATAGCATAGATTGAGTACTATTGCCTAGTTATGTGGTGGTTTAAAGATATGCCATCCAGTAGCAATGTATTTCGTTTGAGTATGACTAGTAATTCCTCTATGAACATGAGTCCAATATGCTGGCCATATTACTAACCTACCTTCAACTGCATCCATACTTAGATCATAATTTTCAAAATATGTTCCACCATCAGGAACAGTATTTAAATAAAACATCCATGCTAAAACTCTATTACCCAGTCCTTCACGACCATCATGCTCACAATGAAGAGAATGATATCCTTGACCTGGTTCATATTTTTGAAAATTATAATTAGTACATAAATCCCAAATATAAACATTTCTGTCAAGTTGGGGATGTATCTTACGATATTCTATCGTGTACTTACATAATGTTGGAAGAAGTTTATCCTCATCACTAAATGTTTCATAAATCTCCCAACAATCTTTTATCTCAGGATTTGATGCTCCCTTACCACTACCAAATGCAGCTGTTTGTAAATCTGAATTATTAATATAATCAATAAAATATTTGCACTCTTCATGTGAAAGAGCACCATCAAATGTCTCAATAAAATTTTTCACTATAACAAGATTGCTCCTATGACAAATCCCTTAGCAAATGCTATACAAGTGATCTGATAATCAGTGAGGTTGAACTTGTCTTGAAACTTTTTAATTAGTTTCTTGTCCCACTCCACTACCTTATCAAATCCTTCTTTTAAATTTAAGTTCCACATAATTACCTCTGTGCTAGTACTGGAGCTCCACCATCGTCATCATCATCTTCTTCTATATCAGTTGTTCCCTCTTCATCTCTTAAAGTTTGTATCCGATCACCAAGTGCCTTATATAAAGGATCTTGCTTCTCTTCTTCACCAAAATTTACAACTAATAATTCATCACCTGGTTTAACTTCTGCCAACTCAGGATGAGGAGGCTTTGTTACTTGTTTACTTGTCTCTGTATACTTTATCTGTTTAGGATCCATTGTCATTAAATTCCACCCTCTTGCCATTGAACGTAACGCCCATACCAAAAGGATGAACCAAGATAATGTGAACAATAGATCAGTTAATGGATTCATATCCTTGGGATGTATCCCTTCGCCTGTTGAACTAATGGAAGTACATCACTCTCCACCTTATCTATAATGTCATCTATAACATTGACATCTAAATCCATAAATGGTGGAATTATTCCTAAGATTCGTAACAATCCGTCAACAAATAATGCTAAACAAATGAACCCAAGAATCATACTAATGATAGTAGCTTTGAAGTTATGGTCTGCCATAGACTTCTCATCAATAGCACGAGCTTCTTCTAAGGCATCAGCAATCATCTTATCCACTTCTGCCTTAGTATAGAAGTCCCCTATAATGGGTATGTCATGTCTGTCTGGACTCATAGTATGCTTCGTAGTATTTAACGAGACCTGATGTAGTGTCCTGCTTGCTACACCACTCATTTGCACATTCGTAAATGTTTCTGTTTGGGTATTCGTCATATGGACCTTCACCAAAGTGTTTCATTAGTATTCCTAATGCTTCTGCACGTAATTTCATTTTAGGTTCAGAGTATCTCCAACCCTCACCAACTTTTAATTCTGACTTAGAATATGTAGTAGTCATAGGTTTCCTTAAGAATGTACGTCACATACAATGCAATCAGGACAAGAAATATCATTCTCGTAATTGTGTAGTTTACGTATGAGATGCTCATACTCTTCCCACATATACTCAGATCCAGTTTGATCTTGATATACTTTACATGCCGTAACTAAACGGTGTATATCACATTCTTTGAACTGCATTGTAGACATTGCATAATATACTAATTATAACGCTTCTGTCAATGACTCTAGCAGAAATGTCAGGATTTGTCAACCTAAAGCATACATGCTGGACTACCAATGCCTTTTAACCAAGGAGGACGTGACTCTATGGAGGATCCACATGTCATGAAAACAGGTTGAGTTAATCTAAAATCTCCATTTGTATAGCAACTAGTTTGAGTATGATATGTACTAGCATCATATATGATTATCCTATTATATACATTCTTTATCTCAGCAGTTTTATAAAAATGTGAATTATTACGAACTAACTCTTTTTCATATAATGCTTTATCACATTCATCATAACAAAAGAAATTATTTCTTAACTTATTTGTATACCCCATATCAGGAGCTTTCATACCATTCTTAACTGCATAGAATGATGTACCACTATCAGGATCTGGATCTGGATCTAAGTAAACAACTGCAGCCATATGAGAATTGTCACGATGAATCCACCCTTCATTCAATTTAGAATTCTTATCCTCTGAAAACCTAGGAAGCTTCTGGAAGGTAGTTCTTATACTCCATTCCAAATCATCATTTGTGTATAAAGAAAATAACTTTTTACAAAATTCACCAAAAAACTCTGGGTCAGAATTATGTAAGAAGGTAGTTCTAAGACCAGGAAAAATTCCAGTATCCTTTAAAGGATCATAATCCATATTCAATGCATAATCTCTTACTGCATCTGGATCATAATAAAAATCATCAAAACAAAAGAAAGTCATGTATCATCAATTTCATCATGTTGGTGGGATTCAATATTAGTAAAACTAAAGTCTGTCATCATAGCAAACAACCTATTCTGTAAGTACTTACAGTATTCCAGTTCTTCAATTGGCCTATGTGGTGGACCAGGAAACATATCTATGTGACTACTAATCACATTATAAAGCATACGAACTTCATCTATCCTCATGGAATATTGGCAGAACCAATCACCTTCCTCCTTCGGGTAAGGATCATGATCGTCATCTGCCACTGCCATTATGCTGATACTGTAGCGTTGTCTTTATCTTTTCTCTGATATGCAGAAGGAGTTCTGGTATTATTATCAATCAAACGTGCCTGAAACGTACCAGGAGTTCGTGTTGAATTATCAGATTTCCTTGCTTGATAATCTGCATTCCAATTTTTAAATGTCTTAGTTGCCCATCCCTCATTACCTGAGAAATGGTTCACAGTGGTGCTGCCTGGTTGAGAACCAGCAGGATCACAATTAATATCATTTCTTTGATATGCCATTAACGTTTACCACCTCCCATTTGTTTTAACATCTTCTGAAGTTCGGCTGTACTACCAACAAACATAGCATTGTTAGTAACCTTACTTGGACCTTTCTTATCTTCATCAAGATCTTTCATCTTCTTATGTAGGTCAGCAAGTTTATCTGTCATGTCTGAAACATGCTTCATTGCCGCTACAGCAACTTCATATGCTCTAGGGTGTCCACTTTCCTGAGCAACCTCTAAAGCACCTCTGACCGCCTCCTGACCCTGATCTATAAGCGAGTAGAGTTCTCCTCTTGTATACTCATAGTCTTTCTCTATGTCTTCAGTGACATCCTTCAGTTGTTTCTTTCTAGTAGTGCATCCACCTTCAGGAGTATCAGATACATCAATATCTAACATCTCTTCCATATTTTCTTCTAGAGTATTCATAAGAAGTTCATCCCTTCATTAAATCCAAAGTCATCATCAGCAGTTACAAGTGCATCATCTGCAACTGTAATCTGACCATCCTGATTAATATCAGTCTTCGCCTTGGGTGTATATGTCAATTCAACATGACGCTTATTAACGTTCTGATCACCAATAGTTTCAATAATCTTAGACTTACGAATAACATCGGCCTTAGTGTAAGGACCGTAGATGTAAGACTTAGCAGTAAACTGCATTGAATAAGTTATACTACGTCTAGTAGTGAAATCATCTTCCCAATCATCATCAAAATCTACACTGTTCAATACAACAGCAACATCTCTAGTCTCATCCATATCTGGAATAAACTTAAGACTTATGTTGAATGATGGTTGGAAGAATGGTAGAATCTGTTCAAGAATCTGAAGTCCATCATCCTGCGACTTAGCAAGGATACCAACTTCAAATGAAATATTATATGGAACAGGAACAAACTGTGTTTTTACTTGTTCTGCATTTGCTGAGCTACCACCATCAGGAATAACTGTCTTATACTTCTGAATTGCTGGAGTCTTTCTTGCAGCATCATAATCAATACCAGTCATCTCAAAGTATATCCTTGGTAAGGTAATTGCTACCTTACGTCCATCTGTAGGATTACCTTGAAGTCTGTATAAAAATTTCTGCTTTGGACCATAAGCAAGAGGAACTTTTTCTGTCTCTAATACTTGTCCATCAACAACCTTCTTCAACTCAATATTGTTAAAGAGAGTACCAAATGCAATAACAGTTTTCCTAACTGCTTGATTGTAAAATTGTGTTCCTAACATCAGAAGCTACCTGTATAATTACCAAATTCACCAAAGGGATTTACCTCACCCCAATCTATAATATCATCAGCACCGTCTTCAATCGCAGCATTTTGATCGTACTCAGTACTTGTATTATCAATAGTAGAGAATGTACCTAATGTATATATCGCATTAGATTCAACCCCTCTAATCATATCACCATCAATAAAGCTTCCTGTACGATTCATTACTTCAAGTACGTTAGTCACTCCGTTCCAATCAGCAACCTCAGCAATAGTAGCACTCATCAAATCATATAATGTTGCTTGTCCACCACTAGTAGTAGTATCTTCCCAAGCATTAATAATATACTTTACATTAGTAGCATCATAATAGAAGAAACCAGGAGCAGTAGTTGCAGTAGTACCATTGTATTGATAAACATAATTAATTCGTTTATCTTCAAACTTCCAGTAGAAATATTTCTTCTGTGTAGTTGTAGCAAATATGTTATCAAATGCACCAAGTGCAGTAACAGTGATTACCTTATTAGAAGAAGTCCAACTTCTTCCTCCACCCTGTTGTGTAAATCCACCTATAACAACATGTTCATCAGGAATGAATTGAATTGCAGTTGGTGGAGCATCAACAATTATAGTTGGTGGATTAACATTAGTAGAATCATATCCACTACCACCATTTTCAATAGTAAGAGTAACTACACCACCATCCATTATTGATGTTGTAATAACACCACCAGTACCATTTCCAGCATTACCTATAGTAACACTAGGTGGAGTATTGTATCCAGTACCAGCAAGAGTTACAGTTGCGGTTCCTATAGAACCACTAGAATCAACAAGAAGTGTTCCTGTTGCTGTTACTCTACTTGTAAGACCAACATTAAGAGTGGTGATATTACTAAACTCTCTTTCTACATCATCAATCTCGTCAATACCTGTATCAAACTTATCAGCACCCTGCTCATAGATCTCAGCAGTAAGTGTATAGAAATACTGTTTACCTAATTGGAAGAAAGGATTCTCTCGTTCAACATACTTAACTTCATAAAGATCCTCTGTCATTGGGAAGTAGATTAGATCTCCTTCATTTGGCCTACCATCTACAGCAAGGTTCAATGCTGGATTAGCAGACTGTTCCCACCTTCTCCTTGATACAACAAAGGTTATCTCATCTGTTATTCTTAAACCAAACTTACTTACAAACTCAGCACCAGCACCAAATCCCTCAACATTCACTAAGAACATTTCTATCATATAGCTCTGACTAAATTCAGACTGTATGACTTCTCCAAGAGACTTATCCTTAAGATGGACTCTAGGAATATAAAACACATCAGATCCAAACAACTTGATTTGTTCATCAACCAAGTCCTGTACCAGATTCTGTTCGG